CTGATTCATATTGGTACGGGATATATTACTTTAGACTCATGACCGCACTTATAATATTTATAACATCATAAGTTCTAGAGATGTACCTTGTTATGTAGGTTGCCTTAGGGATAAACATAACTAGCCCTTCGACCGGGTGAATAAATACGTCTTCCAAAAACCAGAGTACAATTAAAATGAATACGATTAAAAGCGAACAACAACAACTGCGAGCCCTTAAATGGAAGCATACTAATTGTATGAAAAGTGTTTTCAAGGAACTATTGGAAAAAGTTCCAAGGTGGCATCCGCCTATCGATTATAGGATGTACACCAAACCACCACCTCTTTCTCGTGAGGAAATATCATCTAAGAGGAAAGAAAAGCGAGAGAGAAAAAAGGTTCTTAGAGCTATTTCTAATGAATTACTTAAGGAAAATGTATTATACGATAAGTGCATTTCCAAATTAAATAAGAAAAAGAACCATTGTGATTATCGTAAACTCGTTGATTTGAAATGGGCGCGTAATCAACTTCAAGCTGGAAAGCTTGATGATGTGGAATCTGTATTGGATGTGGTCACTGATCCTAGGATCGTGGTCCCGATAACAACCATGTATCAGTTGGTTAAGGCGGAAAGCAAATTAGAAGTAATGTCAATTCTGTTGACCTTCTACTCTGTTTTCAAAGAACAAATTAACGCAAGCATTAAAGATATCGCAGCGATGGTATCTACATTTATGCAAGAGCATACCATGCAGGATGGTTGGCTAGAAACCATCGATAATATGACTCTTACATTAGAAGGATTCTTTAATGCCTCAATTGATAATCTAGGGTCGCGAACCTTTGGATATATCAAGGAATTGTATTATTTCCTTTGGGGAATAATATTGAATGTTTTTCCACCTGGAGAGAACCCGTCTCCTTATGTGGAAAGCATGATGAAAGAAGCTGAAAAGACGGAATATACCCCTTTCTATGGTTTAACCCTTCTCCGAGGATTAAATTATGTTTTACGAAGAGGTATATTGGCAATTAAAACTAAGAGTGTATTACACTTCTTTCATGAAGAAGCCGCTTACTCCAAGTGGTTGGACGAGTGTTATGCACTTGATATTGATAAGGCTAATATCAATAGTCCTGATAAATCAAGACAAGTACTACCAACCGTCTACGTGGGTAAGTGCGAACGCCTCATCGCTCAAGGTAAAGAAATAGCTTCCCTTGTCTCAGGAAGTTTGAAGAAGACGATTTCTGCGATGTTGGTTAGAATGATGCAGTCTAAGAATGAAGTCTTAGATAGCATTCATGCTCAGCAAATGCGTGAGGCACCCTTTGCGGTTTTGCTTAATTCTAAGCCAAAATTTGCTAAGAGTACTTTTGCGAGCATATTGCACACTAATTTTGCGCAATTTTCCGGTCTACCCCCTAGTAAAGATTCTATTTACAATAGAAACTTTCGGGATCAGTATTGGTCAGGTTACAATACTTCAAAATGGTGTGTGATTTTAGATGATATTGCAAACGAGAATCCTAATAGGATTGGGAACGTTTACGAGTCATCTACGTCAGAGGTGATTCAGGTGATTAATAATGTGGCTTATATGCCCAATATGGCATCACTTGATGAGAAAGGAAAAACGATCTGTATGCCTAAATTTGTAATTGGTACTACAAACACTTCTCATCTAAATGACATGTTATTCAACAATGCTTATGCTGTTCATCGACGGTTTAAGTATGTTATTGATTTGGAAGTGAAAGAAGAGTTTAGGGATGATACAGATGATGGTTTCGATCCTGCAAAAGTGACGGGACCATTTCCTGAGACGGGTGATATCTTAGATATTTGGAATATACGGATATTTACCCAGCAACCCGCTAAGTCCAAAGGAAAGAAAGGAGAACTATTGAGTGAGAAGCTTGGGGTGAAACCCAAGTTGCTTCATACATTTTCAGGACTTTGCCCATTTCTGGTCTGGTTTAAGAGTGCGATTGATGAACACAATCATGTTCAACAGCGCGTGATGGAGCACGATGAGAAATTGGAAAATATTAGATTTTGTATGGATTGTCAGAAAATTCTTTGTACTTGTGATAGGGTGTTGCAGGCTGGTGTGGAGCATGATTATGAATATCATGAGGATCCACCACCCCCCCCCCCAGATGTATGTGACCCAATTGCCGAAACTATTCTTTTGGGAATATTGTTTTTCCAGTTAATTTGTCACCTTATTCAGGTATGGGGTGAAGGCATGCTGTCTTGTGCATTGAAGTGGGCAACACGGTATGCTATGCGGACTGTAATGAGTAGGGCGGTAAAAGCATTAGAGTCTAAGATGTATGGTAAGTTGGTACCTTTTATAAAGGCTATGTTAACTGCTGTCGGAGCTTTAATAATGGTTATGACCGCCTATATTGCTGCTGGTGTTGTTAAGGGTTGTATATCCCTGGTAACAGGGAAAGAGGAACCCAAGGAAACGCCCCTAGCAGCAGAAACCCCTGCTTTGCAGGGTTCGATGATGTCTTCCACTGTAGATAAATATTATTGTGATCTAGAGTCCTCACGGGCTTTTGATTTTGGAAGGAAGACGTTATCATGGAAGGGGCTGGAACAATGTCAAGTTGTTGATGCTGTTGGAAAGAATGTGGTATATGTTCGGACCTGTGGCACCAACAGAAAATTTGGCAATGGTTTGTTTATAGGAGGCAACATCCTAGTAGCAAATCATCATTTGTTCCACCTCCATCGGGAGTTTGAAATTATCTACACCCATGGTGGTGTGGGGAGTAATATGTTTCATATTACTGTTTCACAATCAGATATTTTCATGCTTCCGGATAAGGATTTGATGTTTATGAGAGTGCGGCAGATGCCCAACTTTAAGAGTTTACAAGAGTTGTTTCCAAAAACACTACTGATGGACCTTAGAGCTGAAGGCCGAATTTTAACTCGTGCTGCCGCCGGTAACATGTATGACAGACAGGGTGTTACTAGCTACAAAGGCAAGGTATTCTGCAGGCATGCAGATACTGGAGCCAGCTACTCATGCACATCGTATTCCTTGCGCGGCCCGATAACGAAGAAAGGAGATTGTGGTTCTTGTTATTTGGCACATTGCTCTACCGGACCTGTATTGTTAGGTTTGCATCAGTCATTTGAAAGTGTGACCGGTATAGCAAATTGTTGCGTGGTGTTGCAGGATGATATTGAGCTTGCGCTCAATAACCTTGGACCCCTCATCCAAGGTGGTTTTCTAGGTGGGAAAGAATTTCCACTTAGTGACCTCTCTATGCACAGTGTTTTGCGCAGGATTGAGGAACCTGCATGTTCTGTATTTGGTAGTACTGGAATAAGATTTCCTAGTAAAACTAAAGTACAGAAGACATTAATTTATGATGATGTGATAGAAACAGGTGTTGAAGACCTATGGTCAGGTCCTGTTTTTACCAGAGAAGCATGGATTAATGCAATGAAGCCCCTTTTGGAGAAAGGGGATTATGTGTTAGATCTTAATTTGATGGACCAGGCAGCTTCTATGTATATAGAAGAAGCCGTGCAATCATCTGAAATTTATGATCAAACTAAGATACTAACACTGGACCAGGCAGTCAATGGCATTGATGGAATTGCATTTATCGATAAAATAAAGAGATCAACTTCAGCTGGTTTTCCTTATTGTAAGAGTAAGAAATCATTGATTACCTTGGAGGGAGATAAGGCGACTCCTCATCCTGAAATTATGGATGAAGTAGAACGCTTAAGAGGTCTTTATGCTAATTCTGAGAGAGGATTTCCTATTTTTATGGGTACTCTCAAGGATGAAGTATTAAAGAGGACAAAGGTTCTACAGTCGAAAACTCGTCTGTTTACAGGCTCACCTTTTGCTTTTTCGGTAATATTACGACAATATTATCTACCTTTAGTTGCAACTATTCAGCAGCAGCCCCAACTTTTTGAGGCCTATGTTGGTGTTAATGCTATGGGGGAGCAATGGTGTGCTTTGTATGACCATCTGACTTCTTTTGGGAAGGATAGAATTTGTGCAGGAGATTATCAGGCTTTTGATAAGACGATGTGTCCTGCTATTGTATTGAAAGCTTTTGAAGTCTTGATAGCCCTTGCGAAGAAGGCTGGTTATACGGATGAGGAATGTAACATTATGAGAGTAATGTCTCATGATGTTGCGTTTCCCATGGTAAATCTAGATGGGGATATTGTTATGGTTTTTGGTATGAACCCTAGTGGTCATCCTTTGACTGTAACAATAAATTGTGTCGTAAATTGTATATTGTTGCGTATGGCGTTTATATATTATAATCCTGGATTACGATTTAAGGATTATGTGCATTTAGCTACGTATGGAGACGATAATATATTTGGTGTTAAAGAAGGATGTAAGTTTGATCATACCTTACTTGCAAGTTTCTTACGTACCCAGGGAATTATTTATACTATGGCTGATAAGGAAGCAGTTTCTGTCCCATTTGTAAATATCTCTGAAAGTACGTTTCTTAAGAGAGGCTTTGTATACAGTGCTCATCACCGCTGTATAGTTGGTCCTCTTGAGAAGAGCTCCATATATAAATCGTTATTGTATGTGATTCCATCAAGTGCCCTTTGTGCACAGGAACAGTTGATTTCTCAAATCTCAAGTGCTCTTATCCACCTTTCATTAGGTGATAAGAGTGAATTTGACAAGTGGAGGGCCTTCTTCTGTAGGATGGTTACCAAATACCAATTGGAACCATTCCTACCCCGAGGAGGTCTGTTCACTTGGGAAACACTACTCTTCAAATTTTTGAATAATGATGAGGAGATAGCAGAAGAAATTGTTGAGTGCAGAGAAATGCAAGGTGGTTCTTGGACAGAGGGGCTTTTGGATGATATTCGTTTCTTTTTGACGTTTGTGACAGTTTTTATGCATTTTATGGTTGTATGTGTTGGATCTTATCTCAATTATTATGTTGGGGATAACGATTCCCACGTAGAGACTGAGACCCTTGTCTTTCTGTTGTCGTGTTATACTATGGTTGTTTATATATGTTTTGCTCCAATAGTTCTAGTAGGCCTTACTAATTTACCTACCTCTTATATCTTTGTTGTGCCCTGTTGTATGACATTGTTTGGTTCTGTTAGTATATATTTTGCTCCTTTAGCAGGGTATTTACTATACAGGATCCATAATTTCAAATATGGAAAGTATGTAAAATGTAGTAGAGAGCTCCAGTGTGGAATATTGGACGATGTTGAGCAATGTTATAGGTGTGGCTATGATGATTGCCTTTATCCAAACGCGGAATTAACACAATGTCCAAGGTGTAAGCGATGTAGGTTCTGGGAACCTATAGAAGATGATGTGTGGTTCTTAGGGTGTGTTTATTGTGAGTCGGAATTCCCTATGAGTTGTGATATGTGCTTATCACCTTCAGTAGAATTTAGAATTCGTTTGGATACTCTCCACAACCTCTTTTATTGTGCCCATTGCTACAATAATAGAGTTACTAACTGCAATGGAAAACGGAAAAGGAACCCCGTGTATGTGAATACAAATAGTCCTCGCTCTCATGATGGTTTACCAGTTGATGATGACTTGACATTAACTAGGCTTATGAGAGAAACATTGAGAAATGCTAACACCATTCTCAATCAGTCAGAGTCAGACCCTACACGGAAGGATGAATCAAGCTCCGTGTCGATATAGGATTCGCAACAAGCTATAATATGGATATTATGGGTATGCCACATTTACCCAGCGCAGGAGGGGCTAATTCCTCCTCTACTACTACTGGTAATACCAGTTCCAGTGGTGGTAGTAATGATTCTGGTAAAGGAGGTGGTGGTGGTGCTACCTCCAGTCTATCACAAGAAGTGCTAGACCAACAAACCACAATGTTTATGAACGCTACACCAACGAATGCTAGTACAACACCCTACTCCTTAGAAAAACTACCGTATCTAATTGCTGATCAATCAACGGAGTTGGGAGAGTTTTTGAGTCGTCCTGTCAAGATAGATACTAAGACTTGGGCGACGACAGATACTATTGATGATAACGATACCATTTATCCTTTCCATGCATATTTTAGTAATACTAATATTAAATATAAGTTGCATAATTGGGCATATATGAGATGTAATCTACATGTTAGATTTGTCTATAATGCTTCACCTTTTTATTATGGGACTTATATGTATGCGTGGCAACCAATGGAAAGCTCGGGATATGCACCTTATATATATAACTCAACAGAAGAAGAATCACATGTCCCGTTATCCCAGCTCAGCAAAGTACTCATTACCCCACAGACATCCCAATCGGCTGATTTAGATATACCCTTTATCTATCCATTTGATTTCGTATCAGTAGATGATGAGGATTATCTTAAAGGACTTGGGACTTTGCATGGTAGACCATTGGCACTCTTGCAGAGTGCCAATGGAGAAGCTGGTTCGGTCACCATAAGTATATATGCATGGGCCACAGATGTTATCCTTTACGGAGCAACGCATGCCTTAGCAATGCAAGGTGGAGACGAATATGCTATGGATGGTCCTGTGAGTAAGCCAGCGACAGCAGTTGCGAATATAGCAAGTAATCTATCAATGATGCCTGTTATAGGACCATTTGCTACCGCTACTTCGATAGGTGCCAATGCGATTGCGAAAATAGCGAAACTGTTTGGATATACTAATGTGCCAGTTGTAGATGATCATAAACCAGTCCAGTCCAGGGCTTTTCCTTTCTTTAGCACCGTAGATACTGGCTTTCCTTTGGATAAGTTATCTCTTGATTGTAAGAATGAATTATCCATTGATGGCTCAGTTTGTGGTACTGAAGCAATAGATGAATTAGTAATTTCGCACTTAGTGAGGAAGGAATCTTTTCTAACCTCATTTCAATGGTCTAATACAGACGATGAAGACGATCTATTGTGGACAAGCGCTGTGACTCCCCAGTTGTATGCTGCTTCTGGGGATACCCAATTTTACTTAAACATGACACCGATGTGTTGGGTTGCAACGATGTTTAAGTATTGGAGGGGGGACATTGTCTTTAGGTTCAAATTAAACTGTTCAGGATTTCATAAAGGAAGATTAAGATTCACATTTGATCCTTTAGGTATCGCTTCAGTAAGTGCAGACACTCAAATGACATGCTTTACACGTATAGTCGATATTGAACCAAGTACAGATATTGAGATAAGGGTACCTTATCAGCAATATCGTGCGTGGTTATCGGCACAGTACTATGCAAAGCAATTAACAGCATCAGCCATTCCTTATGGCAGTGGTGTTGGTAATAACCATAGCAGAGCTTACACCAATGGTACAATCTCTGTGAGAGTGCAAACAGCATTGACTTCACCACTAGCAGAAGCTAGTGTTGACATTCTTGTTTTTGTACGAGGTGCTGAGAATTTGGAATTTGCACTGCCTGAAGCAGAAGCATACAAAGATGTGTGTATTGGGTCAGAACTACAAGACGGAAACTTGTCAAATGATTCAGAGACTACTGAAGAAGTTGGTATAGGACATTGCCCTAGACCAACAGATCACATATATTTGACGTATATGGGTGAGCAAGTGGCCTCATTACGCCCCTTGCTACATCGTATGTGTTATGTCACATCGTGGCAGAAAGCATACACTTCACAAGCTGCGCAGTTATGGACCTCACAGTTGTTGAGAACCCCGCCAAAGTTGGGTTACGACACATATGGGTTGACTAATACTAAAGGAGCTATTTCTACAGAAGAAACTTTCAAATTCAATTGGTGTCATCCACATTGGCTTGGAATAATTTCTGCTCCCTTTTTGGGAAATAGGGGCTCCGTTAACTGGACTATTTGCAATACTGGGGGATCATCACTAGGTCACCCCATTAGAGTAACACGTCATCCTGGTATGACTAGTGCCAGTTTATTAACAGCAGCATATACTGCCAGCACTGTAGTTTCTGAGCTTGCCAAGTTTAATTATGTAAATTATTTAGCAGACGGTAATGGCTCATTACTACAACACACCAGAAATCACGATGGTGTGAATTTTCAAGTACCGTTTTACAGTGCTTATAAATTTGCATCAAATAGTCCCACTGCGTCCTTAGTACCTTCACCAACGTATGGAACATCTAAGGATGGATTCAGTGTTACTATTAAAGGAACAACCTCCGCGTTGCTTGCTACCAATTTAATGGAGTTCTTCGCTGGAGGCGGTCCAGACTATACTCTGGTTAATTTCCTTTTCGTACCTTCAATGGCAGTGATGACAACACTGCCACTCTACGCCGCTGACTAATCTCGGCGTAAAACCACAAAACCGTGGTGGGAAAATATTTCAC